ACTTGTGCCTTCAGGGAAGAAGTCAGGTGCAATATCTTGCATCTTTCCTCTACGAACATCAAGCACATTGTTCATACGGATGTCGCGGTCATAGTTGCGGCGTTTTATAGCCTCAAATTTTATTGCAATTTGTTCAACAGTTAACATTATCTGCTTTCTTTAAAATCTAAGGTTTAAATTTATCTGGGAATTTTTTTCTTAATGCTGAGTGTTTAGCAATGTTTCTGTCAATAAGTCTTGAAGGTTGACTTGCTGGGGTCTTACCAATTTTACCTTTAAGGTTTTTAGAATTAACATTATTGATTAAAGCATTTTTCATTTTAGCAAGGTCTTTAGGACCTTTTGACTTTAATGCTTGACCTATTCTAGGTGAATTAAATTCATATTCTTCAGCAGCCAATTGATAGGCTTTTTTACGATTACCACCTATAAATTTAGTACCAGTATTTTTAAGTGTTTTATCCCAAGAATTTGCCATTTGATTAACTATTTGACGTTCGCCTTTATTACCTTTACCTTTAACAATTTCATTGCGAAGATTCTTTTGAAATTTTTTGGATGCTATCGCTTTAGCAGCAGCAACTCCGCCTTTGCGTGCTAGTCCTGCACCACCGACCATTGAAGCAACCTGTGCTGCACCTTTAACAACAGATTTTACTTGTTTAGTGTTATAGGCTTTTTTCTGTGCAGGTGTCATTGCTTTATATTTTTTAGTATTAGCAGAAATTGCTTTTTGAACATCAGAAGCATTACCTTTACGATTAGATGCTCTTGATGTACCCATTGATTTCTTACCAGTATCTTTTGGTCTTGGCATTATCTTCCTTACATGTAGAATTGTTGTTGTTGTTGATTAGCGTATTCTTCATCCAAGTCAACAACCATTTGGGTATTAACTTGACCTCTAGTTGCCCACCTAGAAGTGGTAAATCTTGGGGCAAAGTTATTTCTTTCAAGCCATTCACGTGCAACAAGTTGGGTGAACCAAAGAGCCATAACCATGTCTTGTGGTTGTTTCTTCTGCATATCTGGTTTCCAGATAATCAGTTGGTTAACTAAGGCTTTCATACCTTCAGAGTTCTCAGTTGAAGGTAGATGAATCAGGTTTGAGTTCTTTTCGAACTTTCCTTCTCGTACATTCCCAAAGAGTGGAGCCATAGACGCAACACCGAATCCAACGTCCCATTTGTTATTTCCAGTGTAATGCTCACGAAACTGGATTCCTCTTGAAGATAAAAAGTCTCGTATCGCCTCATCTTTGGTGAGGAAGAGTTGGAAAGCATTTTTTTCTACCACCACTACGTTAGGTTGATATTTGTGAGTCCAGTTCTCAATCAGTTCCCTAATTTTACCTGGAGTGGGTTCAGTCATGTTCATTGCATCAAGAATGTATTGGTTACTTGAGCCCATATCAACAGCCACACATACAGCAGCAGTGGCACCAGACATTGCAGGGTCAATACCAATAATGATTCTGAAATTACCTTCTTCAGGATGTCCAGGTGCGTCAGGGTTTAGAACCCCAACTTTACGCATACCTTGAATTGAACCTGTTACAGCAAGTGGTGGGAATATGGAATCATCTTCAACATCTTGTTGTTGATAAACCATTGCCCAAGTTTGGGGGGTGACTTCTGAACGCCTATTGAACAGCGTAGGACCATCCCACTTGGGAAACAATCCATCAGAATCGGGTGTGGTGTCTTCATCGCCATCCCAGGGTCTATCAGACTTAGCCCAGAGAGTCACCCAGTTTTTGGGGTTATCGGAAAACTCCAACACTGCTGGCATAGCCAAATATGTGAAAGGAGATTTACCACCAGACCAATGTTCTGGATTTCGAAGTTCACGGTACAAGTCATTAGTGCCGATACGTGTACCAACAATTAGAAGTTTACCGTTCTTACCCAAACGGGTAATAACTTCCTGCTGCAACCATTTGATTTGCTTTTCCCACTCGTGGGCGTTGGCACCAGTAATGCAGTCGTCCAAAATAATTAAATCAGCACGAGCACCATAAATTTGACCACCCATACCCAAAGCCTGAAGGGTAGGGTCTTTCTCAGATGAGTCCCTAGTTTCAGAACCTAAATAGACGGTGTCTGTTTTCCAGGTGTCTGCGTCATCTTTCCATCCACCTTCTGGTCCATAAGTCTTTTGTAATTTAGACCACCGAGGATGGGATAATCTTTGCTTAATAGCGTAAACGAATTCGCGTGCTTTGTATAAAGTCTTTGAGACAATGATGATGCGAACGTTGGGGTCAAGTGCAATTCTATAAGTCGAATAGTTAACCGTGATAGTTGTAGACTTAGCATGTTCAGGTGGGATATTAATGAGCACACGATTACGAGTCGCAGGTTCATAAACCATTGCGTCATGCAACCACTCAGGTTCACCCTTTTCAAGAAGGGAGATAAAGTTCTGCTGATGCGGAAAAACTGCCATCTCAAGGTAATCCCTAGAGAACTCCTCAAAAGGAATCTTAAACTTGCCCGCATCCGTTGTCCCAGCCCTAACATCATCCCTTTTAATCTTAGCATCGTCCAACGCCAAGCGGAAGTCATCATCAGACTTAACCCAATACTTAACAGTAACAGGTTTAATGCCAGCCATCTCACAGGCGGCGACAACAGTCATACCATTAGAAATACCCGTTAAAAAATTTTTTTTCTTCTTAGCCGACTCACCCTTCAAGTGGTGAGATATACCAGACTTTGCAGCCACTACACGCCCCTTCTAAAAGCCATTCTCATAAGCATGTGGGTTGTAGGTTAGGCGGCTATTATAGCCTAACCAGTGGTAGTAGTAATATAATAATATATATAATACTATAGTGTTGGCTGGTTGGCTTTAATACCAGCCAACCTATAAAAAAACCCTTACACTATAACTAAGTCGTTACCAAAGCAAATGGTAACAGAAAAAACGATACCAAAAAGATAACAACACGTTTCCGCAGGTCAGAGGGCAAATAACCAACAAAAATATATGAAGGGAGTGTTATATCGTCCCCCTCAAAAAACTTAAAATGGGGGGGTCAAAGCCCTAAAAATTGTCCTTATCCTATCTAATCTGGTACTAATTCTGCTAATGCTAACCAATGTAAGATGTGTCGTGACGGACTATCTCCTAGCATGTCCTAGGGTTCGCCTCGTGGTGCTGGTGGATTTGGTGAGTGACTAAATGAAACGATTGTCAACTTATGAACGGCATGTCTTAGGTTACGATTTGATAACAATGTTATCCACATGATATGCACAGGGTGTGGATAAGTTGTGGATAAGTGGGGCTGGTTGTTCACATGTTATCCACAGGCAACACTCCGATAGTTAAATAGTTATCCACAGGACTTATGCACAGGTGTGGATAACCTGTGGATAACTTTCGCCACAAACTTTACCGAAACAAACCTATTTTTTCACCACAAACTCGATGTCCGAATTGTCCTGATATGTCCGATTTTTTCGCCACAAACTTTTCGGACACAAACTCGGACATTTCGGACAAATGGGTGTGATGTAAATCACATGGAAAATTGAAAAAAAACTCTTCCAAATCCCCCCATTTTGCCAATTTTCTGGAATACTAGAGGTATCGGTTAAGTACCCGAACGGGTACCCGAAGAGAGAAGAGAGAAAAGAAAATGAATAAAGCAGAAGAAAAGAAAATGAAAGCAGTTCAAGCAATTGAAGATGTAAAAGTATTAATGGCAAGGCAAGAAGAGGTGAAGAGCCTTTTCATATCTGCTGAGGTCGCAGAAAATAAAGTGAGCGAACTCTTAAAAGATATAAAGAAATCAGCGACCTATGCTGATGCTTGCCAATCTTTCAGAGTTGCAAGTGTGTCAGCACTTTCAGCGATTGAGGATAAAGTATTTAAGACTCAGCAAGAATTAGCCGATTTCTTAGAAATCGACAAAAACAAAATGAGTCGCATTATCAAATCTGGTCGAGTGTTTAAAGTTCACACCTCGGACGATTTGGCTAGTCGTGGACTTGACGAGTTGCAAGTGAAAGCGTTGACCCATGATGACCCTAAATTAATCACTGAATTGATTTCAGGTGAAAAGTCTGTCGAAGAGGTCAAGGCAGAAAAGGAAGAAAAGAAAAACGATAGTTCCAAAAAATTAGGAAAGGCAGTCGATAAAGTTATCGAATTACTAGGTGACTCTTCAATTGCTGAAATGGACAGATGGAACGCGTTCAAGCAAATCAGGGCACAAGTAATTAATGTAATGCCGAAGAAAATTGCCGAACAAGAAAAGCAATTGCTCGACCAATGGCAAGCATTGCAAGCAGGAAAGAAATCCAAGGTTAACGCCTAGGACTTCAGAAGTAGCCCCCGAGAAATCGGGGGTTATTTTTTTTGCCAAAAATTTTTCGCAACAAACTCTCGCCACAAACTTGTGGCTCGCAACAAACTTTTTCTGACGACCCCGTACGCCAATTTTTGACTGCCCCGTTAGTGCAAATGTGCTTGACATCACACTGCAAATCTGGTATACTTGATATATCAAGTTGAGAGTGTACCCGTAGGGGTACAAGAGGAGGAGAGTATGACAACAATTCATTTAGGCGATTGCCAGAATGGGTGCGAACAATGTAAGGCTAATTGCAACTGTGAGGTGTGCTGTGAAGAAGTATAAACACGGCATACCTACTCGAAGGGTGATTAAGACCCGTTCGCTGGTGATGGTTGGTAATCGTACCCGTAAGGGTACTAGAACCTCTTTCACTAATCTTCAAGTCTCACGCGACTTAAAAGCGTGTGAGGCTTACTGGTTGAAAGTGTTACAAGTTACTGAGGAGGGAGGACGACAATGAGTAGCATTAAATGTATTGATTGTGATAATCAAATTGAATATACAACGCAAGCACTTATTCGGTGTGATGATTGTTTATTTAATTACATTGTGACAGTAGGTGCAAATGAAAAGTAAAGCACCTATCATTTTAACTAGGCGTGGCGAGAAGTTGATGATATTCAGTATCTTTGCAATATCATTGACCATTGTTGCGTTTGCTGATAGTATTAGAGGTATGTTAGGTATGTAGATTTCAACTGCTGAGGGGTAGTTGATTAGTACCCGACAGGGTACAGAAATGGAGATGAAAGTGACAAAGTTAAATAAGAAAACAATATTAAATGACTTTGACAATATGTTAGAGAAGTTTGATATTCAACTGAAAGAGAATGGTGATTTCATTCGTGAAAGAGATGTGTATCTTTCTTTTTTAGTTAGGACATATAAGACCAGTAAGCAGAGAATGCATATTGCAGATACTTTGGCTGGTCATATGGTTAAAACAGATAGTGAAAACTATGACCACTGGTCGTTGGCTATGGATGTGATTAGTTCTATGACTTTTCTGGCTGGTGACTTGGATAACACCGAGTTCTTGCTAGATGATATAGAGCCACACCCTACTAACAATCTGCGAGCACTAATCAGTAAGTCAGTTCAGGCATGCCGTAATGGTTTGCAACCTAAGGAATTCGAGGGGGCGTTCAATGTCTAGACCTATTTATGAGATAGCAAAAGAGATTGAAAATGATTGGTCCAAACAAGGTAAGGGCATAAGCATTTATGCTAAACCATATCTTGAAGCCATGAGTATGATTGACAACATTAAAGACATGTATATTTATGAGCGTGCCGATAGTGTTGTTCGCTATTTTCTGGCTAATGCCAGCACTTGGCGTGGAGATAAAGCAAGAGAGATTAAGAAAGAATTAAACTCTTTGCTAAAATAAAAAAACGTGTACCCGAACGGGTACCGACCAGATAGCCCAAGTTGTTTCTCTCTTTCTCGCTTGGGCTATCACTATTTGAGGAGGAAATATGTTGAAAGAAAAAGAAATAAAAGTACTACGAGAAAAAGTTGGCGTAGTAAAAAAAGTAAAAGATACAAGGCAAATTGTTAATGGACCAAATGACTTGGTTCAACTATTGCCTACCATTATTGGTTCAACACCTAAAGATAAAACTTTAGTGATGATTACAACTGATGATGATTATGTGGAAAAGATTAAGTCCATTGATATATCTGATGACTTAATTGGTGAAGCATATGCAGAGATACAAGCAGGGTTAGATTATGATAACCAAGTCATTTTCTGTTTGTATATATCAGAACCAGACAAGTATCGCGTGTTCGCTGATGACTTGATGAATGATTATGGTCCAGATATTGTCGTTAGAGATATCTTGTACATAACCGATACCCATTGGGGCTCTTATCTATGTATTGATAACGAGAACTGCTGTCCTGTGGGTGGTCATGAAAGATAAGAATATGTCTCAGGAAGAAATCGACAAGATTATTGCTGAGCGTTTGATGACACCGACATATCTTGAGGCACTCATGCAGGAAAGTTCTTTCATGCAAGAGCATATTCAAGTTATACCTGTCGGGTTTGATGTTACCGAGCCCGAAAGATATTTACAAACACAACACTACGAGAAAGGAAATGGTCGTGCCTACAATCGGGTCACCTATCTCCCATAATAAAAAGTTAGGGAGTATGGCTGCAACTTATCGCACACCTGACACATGTGCTAGTGATTGTCCGTTGTTCATTGACGGCAAACCTAAGTGCTATGCGTCTGCTGGTGCAGGTGGAGGTTCATTTGCACTTGCTAAGAAGTATGGCAAGTCTGTCCAAGAAGCGTTCGTTCGGCTTACAACACAAACTCCATACAAATCTGTTGTTCGTCATCTAGTATCTGGTGATGTTGATGATGAATACATAGCCGAGGCTAACAAGTTGCACAAGGAACGCAAAGACTTGCGTGGCTACGGCTACACTCATGACTGGCGTAATCGCTCACCTGTTGAGATTGACGGCTGGGTGCTGAATGCTAGTTGTGAAACACCTCAAGAAGTAGAGAAGGCATTGGCTAATGGTTGGCAAGCAATTATTGAATCACCAAAAGATAGTACCCTGACGGGTACAAGAATTGCTGGTCGCAGAGTTGTTTCTTGCCCTAATCAACTTGATGACAGAGTTAAGTGTTCAACTTGTAGATTATGTTCAACAAGTTCTGAGACACGCCCTATTGTTGAGTTCGTTTTACATGGCAATAACACTAAACTATTAGCAGATATAATTATTAAGAAACGAGAGGAACAATAATGAGAATAGGTGAAATATTGGCTGAACTTAGTGACGATTACACAATTCACTATGACGACAAGAAAAAGTGTGCTGTTATTGGTGAGTATGAGTTCACTGAGTATAAAGATAATCAATTGCTGGTTTCTTATCGCATATGGAAATCAGAAGATTGGTTTGAGGACTTTGAGGATATCATTGACGCAACACCTGATGATGTTCGTGAAGTGTTAGAGCATTCGCCAGATTGGCGTTTGAATAGGTAGTGATTAACAGAAATGGAGAAACGAATGAAAGAGTATAAAGTCATAGTTAATTTAGGCACAGAAGTTATTAATATTCTTGCCTATGACGAGGTTAAGGCTATGCGTACAGCCCATGAAACAATTATTGAGGCTTATGGTATTGACCTTGCTGAAGATGCTGATTACATTGTTAGAGAGGTGACAGCATGAGTCAATTAGATAACGCATTTACTTGCCATGGTCAATCGTGGAGTGGTGAGTGCAGAGTATGTATCGATATTGAAAATGCATTCAATAGAGGACATGACCAAGGTTGGGTAACGGAATATGAAAAGGAGTACGACAATGAGTGATGAAAAGAAAATGGTTAGTCTTAGCATGGGTCAGTATGTCGCTGTAATGGTTGCATATAAACAACTTGCTTCTGACTTAAAGCGTAAGACTAAATCAAGCCCATCTGTTAAACAATTAAACAAAGTACTTGGTCAAAGTTTTAAGACTAAAAAAGAATTGTTTAACTTTATCCACGATATGCTTGAGTATAATCAAGAAAATACTTTAGATATATGTGGTATGGGTGATTGTCCAGGAATTGCCAAGAATGATATTGCTGACGCAAGCATTGGCACATGGATAGTTGCTTGGCAGAACCCTGATGGTTCTTATGCAAAGGAACCTAAGAAACTATGCCAAGATTGTAAAGATTTTCTTGCTGAGAAAAAATATCTTGGTGAGGAAGTAAAGAAAGAAGAACAACAATAGTTGTACCCGAACGGGTACAGAAATGGAGAAAGTATGTCAGAAGAAAATAACCAAGAGGTTGTAGTTAGTCCTCTTGATGTAGTGCAAAAAGAAATAGATAAATTAAAGCAAGACCTTGAAGCAGAAGAAGTTCGTGCAAGAGGTTATCGTGACGAGATATTTAAGTTACGCAATACTGTTCACGAATTCTTTGACGAACGATTCAATGGTGGCGAAGAAGAAGCAGAAGTTAATCGCGATGATGTCAACGAATTACTTGGTGACATTGGTGCAAACCTATTGCAACAAGAATACGAAGGTCGCGTAACTATTTCATTCTCATTCACAGTTAAGGCTGAGTCTGAAGATGAGGCAAGAGAGATAGTTGAGAACGCTGTTGGTGGTCTTGAAAGTCAAATAGACGCTGGCAATGATGACTCATACTCTGAAGAATCAATTGAAGTGGAGTTCTAAATGTCATACAAAATAGGTGTGCAACTTACACCAGAAGAGATACAGGTAATACATAGAGCATTAACCTATTACCTTAAAACAGGTAAAGATGCTGTGCCTTATGCAGATATACAACTTAAACTGCTAGAGGAATTAGCAAATGTATTTCAACGCATAGTGGTAATGGAGGAAGTATAAATGGCTACACGTTCAGTAGTTGGTAGATATGTAGGTGACGAGGCTTGGATAGGTCGTTATGTGCATTGGGACGGATACCCAGCAAACATGGTTATGGTGTTACTCGAAATCGTTTTACGTGATGGTTTCGATAAAGCCGTAAGCACTTTAGTGTTTGAAAACTATGGCTGGTCTGGGCTATATCCATTACCTAATAAAGATGATGACGAAGGTTACATCAAAGGTTATGGTTACCCAATGAAAGATAGTAAAAGTGGTGACTGGATTACTTGGGAGACCGATAATTGGGGCACAGAATATGCCTACATCATTGAGCCTTCCAATAAATCTGTAACCATTCTTGAATACGATTACATATTAAAAAAATGGTATAAGTCAGATGTAATTGATTTCGGTCCTGCCATTGCAAGAGTGCAATCAGGTGAAACTACTATTCAAGATGAGGTTGAACGCAGATGGCAGACACTATCAGTTCTAGAGGGAGTACAGTAGCACGATTAACACACAAGGCTAAACGCCTTGATGTTAAAACTCCTTACTTTGAAACTGCTAAATGTAATAATCACCCTAACCCTGATTGGTTTTTTGATATCGAATCAGGGCATGGGAATAAGCAAAAAAAGTTCTGCATTGGGTGTCCTGTGATTAATGAGTGCCTCGACTATGCTCTTAACGTAAGTGTGTTAGGGGTATGGGGAGGCACCACACCTAATGAAAGAAATGAGATAAGAAAAGAAAAAAACATAACTCCTGCTATACTAACATTCGGACAACCAGATACATTTGGGGAAAGGTTTCACCCTAATGCAAGAAGAAGAAATACCAAACATGATTAACGAAATATTCGATAAGTATGATATCGATGCTTCGTTAACAGTTGTTGAAGAACTTGTTCAACAAATGGAAGAACTAATCGCCACTGATTCCATGTGGGAAAATGCAGCAGATAACGAAAATGCTAGACGTATTCTATGTGCTGCTGTTGGTGTGATTGCGTTAAAATTTGGAACAATATCAGAAGGTATGATTGATTTCATAAATGAGTCCGACAAATAGTTCTGATGACTTTACTGCCATACCTAGTGCTAACTGCACTAGATGTGGTGGTGAGTGGCTCATGATACCTACGCATTTTGACCTTGAAACATATGAGATTGACGCATATGGTTTAGAAGGTGCTTACTGCTGGTCTTGTAAAGCCTTGGTCACACCACCAACACCTATTGATACGAGATTGGATTACGAGTGATATTTACGCAGTTCATAATATCTGTATTATTTTGTATAACCTTTGCATCAATTTACAGATATGTAAAAAGAAATACTAAAAGGTATTAGTACCAGTTACGTCTATTATGATGGCGTAATGCTTCGCAGGGCGTGTCGTAGCGATGCTCAATGTATCGCAACCCACGCTCTGTTTGCTCACTAACCGATAAACCAATCGGCGTTTTTAACATTTGGAATAAACCATAAGCAGAAGATTTAGGATTATCTGCTATGTTACTCCATTTTGATTCTCTATCTATTAACTCATTTATACATACCCATTGACGTCCGTCCCAGCCTTTTATTAATACTTGTTCACGAACATATGCACGTGAAACTTCTGCTGAAATTTCTCTTTCAATTGGTGGTGGTATATCTGGTAATAAAATAGGTTCTCCTTACCTATGCTGAAGAATTATCTTCAGACTTTCTACGTTCAATCCTCATCCGAGTCTTGAACTTTGTACCCTTACGGGTACTTGTTGATGTTCGCAGTTCGCTTTCGCTCACGCTCACACCCACACCCTATACCCTGAGCCCCTCGCCCCGAGCCCATTATAAGCACAGGGGTTTTTTGCTCGCAACTTCCGACACAAACTTTTCGGTAGTTGCACCAGTGTAATTCTGATGCTACAGTTAGTTTTAGTGAACTTCCTCCTCAAATTAGTTCACTACATGTAGGGCGTGCGTTTACTCCATTTCACACGCCCTACTTCTCTAACTACGATAATCGGAAGAGGGTCAAGTGTTAAAAGTTAACGGTCACGAAGTCCCTGAACATACTTCGTATTCTAGTTTAACCACTTGGTTGTCTTGTGGTTATCGTTATTATTTATCTAGGATTGCTAAAGTTGAAGAACAACCAGCCACTTGGTCTATAGGTGGCAGTGCTGTGCATCGTGCAACAGAAAACTATGATTTAGAACTTTGGAAAAGAGAAAATCTTGATAGTTAAATTAGAATCTTGGGAGTATGAGTATGCAAGCACGATAGGTATCAGAAGATATACAAACAACTGGGGTAAACCTGATGCACCTTATTACAATCCGTTAAAGATGGAAGATAATCGCACAGCCTTAGTTGCTGCAGCGATTGGCGAAATTGCTGTCGCTAAAGCAATTAATGAATACTGGTCAGCCACCATTTGGAAAGGCTCAGACCATAAAAAATATAAAGATTTACCTGATGTTGGTCTTAACATTGAAGTACGCAGAGTACGCACGCAAGATGGTCCTGCTGTTAGAGAAAAAGATTTAAAAAAAGAAAACTTAATAATTTTTGGTGTTGTACCAGTTCCTAAAGAATTCCTTGAAGTTGAAATACTTGGTTGGATACCAGCCCAAGAAGGTTGGGATAAAGGTATTGAAGCCCAGTATGGTAAAATTATTCCTAGAAGTATTTTAAACCCTGTAGAAAAATGGAAAAGAAAATAATGTTATCTCTTAATTCATTATGGGAAGATGCTTGGAAAATTGAGTTAGATGAAGCCACTAAGAATGGTGAAATTAAACTTGAAGATTTAAGACAATCATCTCGCACCACTAAAGCAAACCCTGACGGTGAAAATGCCACATGGTGGTATGCCAATGGTAAAAAGTTTTTAGACAATTGGATTACTTGGCGTGATAACTCTAATTGGAAAATCTGGACAACACCTGACGGAAAACCTGGCATTGAAATTACTATGGAAGTTGAAATCGGTGGCATATCTTTCAAAGGTGCAGTTGATAGAATATTTGTAACACCAGATGGTGAACTTGTTATTCTTGATTTAAAAACTGGTCAAAGAACACCTCAAACAGATTTACAATTACAAGTCTATGCTTGCTTACTTGAACGTGTGTATAACGTCCGACCAAGTTGGGGATGTTATTGGATGGCAAGAACAGGAACAACAAGTAATCCTGTTAACTTGGATAAGTTTACATTAAAGAAACTAGATGAGATGGTTGCACTCTTCCAAAAGGCAAGAGAGCATGATATCTATCTTCCTAATTTCGATGGGTGTAAAATGTGCTCATTAACAGATTACTGTTATTGGGTGAATGGTGAGAAACACTTACCATTAGGAACATTGGAGATAAGTAATGTCAAATGAATCAGCATTTGTCGTTAATGTTAAAACAAGAATCGGAACTATTGTTACTGTTCGTGGTAGCGATTTTTCTGAATTGAAAAAGAACATTGAAGAAGCAGTTGCAGGACAAGTTGATAGTCTTGTTGGTGCACTAGAAGAAACTGTGATTGGTGAAGGTGCACAAGTTGCATACGCAGCCAAAACATTAGGTGCTACCGAAATATCATCATCAACAGGTTTTGCACCTGTTACACCACCGAACTCAACAGGTCCAGCACCAAGTTGTAAGCACGGTCCATTAGTTCATAGAAGTGGTGTAGGTGGCAGAGGTCCATGGCAAGCATGGATGTGTGCACTGCCTAAAGAACGTAAAGCAGAACAATGCGACCCACAATGGATTCGCAAAGGGCAAGCAGGCTGGGTTAACTAGTTCATGAGAACAATTAGTAGAACAGTTGGAAAAAACGAATCAGGTGGCGAACCATTGCCACCTGTATTCAGGGCATTTGATTACATGAAAATTCTTCTTAGAAGAAGTGAAGTGTCAATGTTTGCTGGAGCACCAGGAGTTGGTAAATCAACACTTGCTTTAGCAGTAGCCCTGCGTACAAAAGTTCCAACTCTCTATATCTGTGCAGATACTGGAGCACACACTATGAGTATGCGTTTGTATTCAATGATTACAGGGGTAAGTCAAATTGACGCCGAACGCATACTCGCTAGTGACGAAGGCAAAGCAATCAACGAATTAAACAAAGCAGGACACATTAAATGGAGTTTTGAATCAGCCCCAACACTTTCTGATATTGATGAAGAAGTATTGGCGTTTGAAGAAGTGCATGGTGAAAACCCACATTTAATAGTTGTAGATAACCTTTCAGATGTTACTGAAGGTGGTGCTGAAGAATGGTCAGCCATTAGAGCGACAATGAAAGAACTAAAATATTTGGCACGCGATACTAATGCTGCAATTCTTTTACTACATCACACATCAGAATCTTGGATACCACCAGTTGGAGATATTCAACCAATCTGTCCACCAAGATACACAATTCAAGGTAAAGTTTCACAACTACCTGCATTAATTTGTACATTAGGTATGACACCTAGTGGTGACTTGGCTGTAGCACCAGTAAAGAATCGTTACGGAAAAGCAGTTTCAAATGGAACAGAAGCCGTATTCTTAGACTTCAATCCACTGTATATGTATCTTGCAGATATAAAAGAAACAGCATGAGAGATAATGATGAAAAATGTTATATCTGTTCATCAATATGGTATTGTACGTGTAACAATGAATCGAATATAGGTGAAAGACCATGACAACAATAATTGGTTTGCAAAGAAAAGACCATTGTTTATTAGTTGCCGACTCACGTGTCACAGATGATGATGGAAGAACTTACACACATCCAGTAATGCAAAAGATTACTAAACGTGGAAAGTTTTTGATAGCAGGTGCAGGTTTAACGCAACCTTGCGACATCATTCAACATAACTGGATACCACCAACACCTAACTCTGCAGCATATAAAGATATATATCATTACATGATTTCAATGGTTGTTCCATCAATGAGAGTGGCATTAACTGTCAATGGTTACATGCCAGATAAAGAAAATGATGATTCAGATTTCATTTTCCTTATAGCATTAGGTGGAATGATATTTGAAATAGATGATTCATTGTCAGTACTAATGCGTGAGGATGGGGTCTATGGCATAGGTTCAGGTTCACCATATGCAATAGGTGCATTACACGCTGGTGCTACTTGGAAACACGCAATGAATATCGCTGCAAAGAACAATGTATTTACTGCACCACCATTTATAACACATAAGCAGGTAAAATAATGGCAAAAGGTAAAGGTTTAAAACCAGCACCAGTAAAGGTGATGGCTAATGAAGGACGTAAGAATGGCAAGGCTAGGAAAAAGAATCCTAAGAAGCCTCGCAAAACAGGTCGAACTATTGGTGGATATAGCCCATCAAAGTTGGAAATAAGAAACCGAAAAAGAAATAAGGAGAAATAAATGGCATTACCATATGTAATACTCAACGGACACTTAACTGAAGATGTTGAATTAAAACCAGTAAACGATACACATGTATTAAATTACCAAGTTGCAGCCAATTCACGTAAACAGAACGAACAAGGTGAATGGGTTAATGCTTCAGTTACTTACCTGCGTGGAAGCGTTTGGGGTAAGGCTGCAGAGAATGCTAAAGAACTCAAAAAAGGTGATGCTGTAATTATCACAGGAGAACTAAAGCAAAACTCTTATGAAGCAAAAGATGGTACTAAAAAAACCACTTACGAAATTGCTACAGAGAATATCGGATTGACAGTTAAAAAGAACTAAATGTCCAAACAAAAGCAAAAAGGCACTAGTGCTGAAACTGCTGTCGTAAAACACCTAAAAGGGCATGGCTATCCCAATGTGGAAAGACGTGCCCTTACGGGTGCTTATGACAAAGGTGACATATCAAACTTTTACGATATTGTTATCGAGGTTAAGAATCACGCTAACCCTAGGCTTGCTGAATGGATGGAAGAATTAAAAACTGAAATAAAAAATGCAGAAGCATCAACAGGTGTTGTTATACATAAAAGACGGGGCACAACTAATGTTGGTGAATGGTATGCAACAATGCCAGTATCTATATATTTAGATTTAGTGAAAGATGCGTATGAGTGAAGTTGAAGTTATACTGAAGCATTATGGTGCATACAATATCCCACAAGGTAATGGTTGGCGTAATATGCGATGCCCTTTCCATGATGATTCACATGCTTCAGCAGGTGTTAATCATGAGGAAGACGTGTTCAACTGCCTTGCTTGCGAGATATCAGGGGACATATATAATATTATTCAAAAGATAGAGAAAGTGGATTTCCGTGAAGCAAAGTCAAGAGCAAAAGAAATTGTTGGAGAAGGCATCAAGCCACTACGAACAGAACGTAGAGTTGGCAGAATCATACCTAAAGAGTCGGGGTCTATCGCTGGCAGACGCAAAGCGTCATCGCCTTGGGGTGGTGAACAAACCAGTCGTAGGGCACGAAATGTTTGAGGGACGTTTATCAATCCCTTATCTGACACCATCAGGAATGGTTGACTTACGTTTTCGTGCAATCAATAATGAAGAACCAAAGTATTTAAGTTTACCTAACTCTTCAACACGTTTATACAATGTTAAATCATTCTTTGAAGCCAAAGATTGGATATGTGTTTGCGAAGGCGAAATAGATACAATAACTTTGTCAAAACTTGGTTACCCAGCAGTGGGAATACCTGGGGTTAAGAACATTAAGAGACACTATTATCGTATCCTTGCAGACTTTGATAAGATTTATGTATTCGCTGATGGCGATACAGCAGGAAAAGAATTTGCTAAAGACCTTGCTAAAAAACTAGCAGGTGTTGTGCAAATACAATTACCAGATGGTGAAGATGTTAACAGCCTGTTCACCAAAAATGGTTCACAATGGTTTGAGGAGAGGATAGATAATGAGAACATATGATGAAAAACTATTTGCAGAATTGGTGTACAACTACACTGATGCAATGGCAGAACTATTAATCAGGAAGCAAAAAGACTATGGTCCTAAGAACATATCTGATGCCCCTGGTGGTCCCCTTAATGGTTTACGTGTTCGCATGTTTGACAAATTAGCAAGAATAAACAACCTAGTAGAAACAGGCGTTAAACCAGAGAATGAATCAATGCGTGACTCATTTATTGATTTAGCAAACTATGCCGTTATCTCTATGATGGTTCTAGACAATAATTGGGACACAACAACAGATGAAAATAACAGACGAGATAATCCAGGAATATAGCAGTCTAGTGAGAACAGTTGCTATTAACAAACATAGAGAATTCCCTATGGTTGCCAGAGAAGATATCGAACAAGAACTATGGATATGGTTCCTGAAGCACCCACTTAAAACTAAAGAGTGGGGCGACATGGAATCAAAGAAAGACTCTACAAGACTATTTGTAAGGTCATTAAATAATGCTGCAAGTAGATTCTGTCAATACGAAAAAGCAAGAAGTATTGGATATGAAATGGTTGATTTAACTTTTTACCAACGAAGCGTTGTTGAGCAGTTACTTCCATCAGTTCTATCAGGTGACTGGAATCAACCAGTATATTTTGATATGACAAGTGATAGACACACACAAGCACCCAACGAGGGTGGTGGGTTGATGGCTATGCAAGCAGATATATCAAAAGCATTTGAGATGCTTCCAGAAGCACAACAGAATGTTTTATATCAGTGGCATTTACATAATCGTAACTCTAAAGATTTAGCAAAAGTTATGAACGCCAATGAGAAAACAGCACGTATGCGTGTGACTAGGGCTATTGATGCAATCATTAATAAACTTGGTGGACGTATGCCGTTTTATGAATCTGATTTCAAAAAACCTAACGAGGACACACCACAGGTATGAGATACTATGAAACTTCTTCTAGATATCAATACCAACATTACCTTGATGTTGAAAGAGTAAAGACTGGTAAAGCAGAATTCAGATTCATTAATCAAGTTGAGATATTAAAGAAAAAGTTTCCACTTGAAGAACGTGCAGCAAATTGGGCTAAAGGTTATTCTATTTACTTAGATAAAATAAAAAAAGAGGCGGAAGAGATTTTTAGTCTCAATCCGCCTCGTACTTAGGCTTGTTTACCCGCTCTTCGTTTATTCTCTTTACCAATATTCTTTTTACGACTCATGGCACGAAGATTGCCAGCAGAATCGTTATGTTTATTGTTATCTTTGTGGTCAACATGGGTAGTTCTAGGAAGACTTTTGCCAGTCTTCTTTTTGTAATCTAGACGAGCCTTATTAGTTGATGTTGTTTTCTTACCACCATCTTTTTTAATAACATAGATGGGGCGACCACCGTTCTGTTTAGACCCTTTATATGGTCCATAAACTCTTTTCATTCATCATCCTCTGAATTAAGGGTTACTTTGAAAAGCGTCCAAACAGCAAACGCTCCAAGACATATAATACCCACAACATTGCGAGTGTCGCCAGGAGGCAAAACTATCCAGGCTATAGCCAAACCCACAAGGGTGAAGGCTTCCCCAGCCCAGGCATCAAGATGTTTCCAGATGAAACTCCATATTTTCATTACTTTATTCTCCTTGTAGCAGTAGAAAGTTGTGTTACAATTACAGCACCAAGAACTACCTGTTGGGCTTGCTCTCTCTCTTCAGGTGTAAACTCGGTACCAAGATTGGTGGCAAATTCTGCAGCAGCAGTAAATTGCTCACCTACGAACTCGGCAGCAGCAAGAACTTGTTCGCCGCCAGGAATGGATTCAAATGCAGCAACTATGGTTTCAGATATTTCTTGGAACGCTTCTTGCAGGTTCTCTAATGAAAGTTCTGGAAGAAATTCAAGGAACAATTCAGTTTCATCTATGGAAGAGGGAACTTGAGGCTCGTCTTCAAAAGAAGGTAACTCGTTCTCCAAAGAAGAAGGGAAATCGTTAAATGACGAATCAACAACTTCTTCTAAAATATCTTGAACATCTGGAGACGGAAGTGGAAAAGGCTCTAAAAACTCTTCAGAAGGTACAGGGTCTGGCACGTTTGGCTCTTGAGTTGGACCAACTGGAACCGTTGGAGATTCTGATGGCTGAGGAGTATCAGACGGTGACGGAGAAGGAGAAGAAGGCTCAGGCGTTGGCTCAGGAGTTGGCGAAAATGAAGTCTGAGTTGGGGTTGGACTAGGTGTCAGACTTTCAGTTGGCGAAGGGCTTGGCTCTGGTGTCGGCTCTATCACTGTTGGTGATGGGCTTGGCACAGGTGTGGCTACTATTAAATTCGTAGTTAACACATAAGAACCAGTAGGAAATTGTGTACCATTACTTGCTATATAAGCAAAAGATGTTGCACGAATAAAATATTCACCAACCTGCAAAGGTATAGTGATAATAGATGCTAACACATTGGTAGCACTATGAGCACCATCATCATTGGCAGCAAGTTTAACTGCACCTTGCCAAATCTCAATCCAAGAATCAATAAATCCTGGATTAGTTTGAGGTGTGCCACTAACAGTTGAAACAGTTGCATCAACTGGTTCAGTTACAGTAAATGGCACATCTACATAAGGTGTGTTAGAATCTAAGTTAATTGTTACATCATCTGAGTATGATGGGGTAGCAACGAGAGTAGTAAGAACTGCTATTGTTATAATTGAAAGTAATTTATGAAACAATTAAGATTGGTCTCCATTTGAAAAGTATAAAGTTTAAGCCAGGCAGTAAAGAAACAGAATTATCAGTACCATACCCTAAATCTGCTAAAAATTATTTACCTGATTGGTTTAAAGATTTTCCTCAAGTAGATTCAAGTGGTACGTTTTCAGCAAAGAAATGTATGCCATTTACTGATTCATTAACAAGTGGGTATATACAAGAACTATGGTGTGATTTATATATATCTATAAAAGATGGTAATGCCCAATATCGTTGGGCTGGTGATATTAAACCAATAGGAACAAGACAAGAAACATTTAATAGCACTAACTTGTTTCCTAAATTTGATGGATACTTTCAAGGAGAGTTCCATTGGATAACTCAGTGGGAGCCTAAAACCCCTAAAGGATATAGCACAGTTTATTCTCACCCATCAGCAAGATTTGATTTACCATTTGTTACATTTTCTGGAATTATAGATACAGACACATACAATGGGACTGGTCCACTACCATTTATTGTTAAAGAAAACTTTGAAGGTGTAATCCCAGCAGGTACACCTATATATCAAATACATTTTATTAAAAGAGAAACTTGGTCATCAAGTACAGACTTATATGATGATGAAAAAGTTTACAAAGAACGGCAGTCTGTTAGAAAATACTTTACTAACGGATACCGTTCTCAGTATTGGAACAAGAAAAAATTTTACTAAACTGCTAAAATTAAAGGCTGACTCAGACGACCCTAGAGGTCAGCCAACTCCGTGTGAGTACTACTGCAGTTTCCCCACATACTACGTGCAAGCAGAGGTAGTGGTCCCATAATTATTATATAGCGAGAATATCCTTTGGGTCAACATCTTTACCAGCAGACCAGCGAACATTATCTCTGGCTTCAAAATGTAAATGTGGACCAGAGGAATTACCAGTGTTACCTGACTCTCCTATGTGTTGTCCTTTTTTGATTTCATCTCCAGGCTTAACTAATGATTTAGATAAATGTGCATAAATAACCCAAACATCTTGTCCTTCAATCTTTTGAACAATCTGTGTTCCATATGATTTACCCCAGTTAGCATTAGCAACTTTTCCATCAGCAACAGCCAAGATATCTGTTCCTTCTTTGCAAGCAAAGTCGACACCAGTGTGATAACCTTTTGACCACATTTTGCCTAGTTTTTTATAAGCAGTTGTAATCTTTCCATCTTTAATAGGTAAACCCATTCTTATTTGCCGCCTTCGGCTTTTTTATTTGCTTTTTTAAATATTGCATCAACTTCTTCTTTTGTCAGTTGTCCATCATCTAAGAATGCTTTTGCTAAATCTGTGATAACTTTTGACACACCGAGTGCTCCAGCAATCAAGGCTGAGTTAACTGGTTCAACACCAGCGAAAGCACCAGCACCGATAGCAGGTAAAGCCATTGTTAAAAACAATGCTACTGAACGAAAGATTACATCTTTTAATATATTTAGTTTCATATTATTCCTTTTATTAAATTGTTGGATACTTCATACCAGGTTTTGGTTTTGGTTTTGGTCTATCTATTGGTCTACCTGGCATAGGTTTTGGTCTAATTGGTTTAGGCTTTAATACAGGAGGCTTTGGTCCAGCAAACTCTAAACCTTTTGTAATATCTTTTAATGATGGTTTTGGTTCTATTCTATAACCAGAATCATCATTAAAACCTAACTCAATAGGCATAGGTTTAGCACCACCAACACCAGGAGCATTGAGTCTTGTCATTTTTTCAAACGGTGATTTCTTCATCTGTTTCCTAACTTGTTTCTCTAATTAACACGGTGAGATAACCACCGAATCCTGAATAGTTCGCTGAAGGAGGAGTCGCACTATTAAAAGCAACAGACTCAACAATTCCACTTATCTGCTCACCAGTTCTAAAATCTTGAAAAATAATTTCATCACCAGCAGAATCCAAATCTTCAAGTCTTTGAATACGTTCCCAAGAACGACCATCATAACCAGTACGAACGTTATTTCTATCTGTTTCAACATCAAAACAATACAAAGGAAGTTCAATTAAATGGTTACGGGGAGTAGCAGGTAAAGACCTTAATTGGTAACCTTTAAATATTGGACCTGAAGTATCTAAAGTTGAAGTAGTATCACCTGGTTCTTCATATAAAGATAAACTAAACTTTAAACCAATATATTCTTGTGAACCTTGAGGGTTTTCAATACTAATTTCAGGTGAACCATAAGTAGTATTATAAACAGCAGTTTCATAAACTGTGTTATCTGAAGCAACGGGTGAAATAATCATACCGCCAAATGTATAATCACCACGTGCACGAACACGTTTAAAGTTCTTAGGCTCTAATGTTCCATATCTAATAAAACCTGTTTGCAAATAACCATCAGTAACATACTCTGTAAGGGATTCAACGAAATGAAAACTATTTGCAACCGTAAAAACAATACGATTACTGGTGCCTAAGAAAGCACATGAAGTGGTTGTATTAGTTGTAGTTGAAGTGAAAACATCATTAGCGTAAGCAAAACGCAAAGGGCTAATTTGTTCACCCAAGTCAAGGCGAATTAATCCAGCGTTGGCGTTAACACCAGCAGTTGCCCAAACGAATCTATCTCTGAAAGCAAAATCGTAAACTGGTTGTGCTGTTTCAACAATTAGTGGACCATAAGAAATGGAACCATCATCAACAGATACAGTTGCAGCACGAACACCTTTACTGGTTCCAATTAGCATGTAGCCTAGGTAATATTTCATTGAATAAATAATTTCACCACGAGGCATTTCTGCAGCAACTACAGCAGATGATAGTGAAGTGATAGCACCAGCAGTGCTTAAAGTAAACTTGTATATAGATGATTGAACACCAGAATAACCAGCAACATAGATGGCAGCACCAGATTCAGCAATGCTTGTAAATGTGTAAGAAGTATTTGGGTGAGTAAATATTGGTGTAGGTAAACTTGATGTTGATGGTGTTAATTCATAAACTTTATTATCAGCAGCAAGAATTATACGACCCTTAACCCAATCCATTGCTACTTTGCCGTTAGTAAAAAGATATGAGTTAATGTTAAACATTAAAGTGTCAGCATCAGCAGAAGTTAAAGTTAATGCTTTTTTGTAAACGTGTCCTTTATTTGTTCCACCATCAAGGTCATTAGTAACCCAATAGGCTGTTGTACCATCGTCACAAATAGCATAAACAGGGTCTTCTGTACCAGAATTGTAATCAATAAAATCAACAGCAGTACCATTACCAAGAATTTTATCAACATCGTGACCATCTAAAGATAAAACAGCGTCAGTATCACTGTATCGAATAGAACGAAGTTTTTGACTAGATGAAGTAGTTATATGACCAGCGTTAACTTTCTTTAAAAGAGTAACCTGACCCTTAGTCCAAACATCAACACCCTGAGAATCCTTAAAACGATAATCAACTTCCTCACCAGCAGAAGGGTCAAAAAATGTGATACCCTGCCCACGATGAAAAGATGACTGGGAACGAATCCACCAACCAGTTAAAGACTGCTCACCTGGTTCACGAGAGTTATCAAACTGTTCCTTCTTATAAGGGGCTGTCTGTCTCTTATATTGCCTATCATTGGATATAGCCAAGAAGAAAGGCAAACCACCAATAGCACAATCATATTGAATATTAGTATTAGTCCAAGTATCAGAAACAAGACTTGGGTTACCAACATTAATCGGAAAGGCTTCAGTAATATCTTTTGAACGAATAGTTCTAACTGTAGGCGTGAATGCCACTTAAACTCCTAGTTGAGTTGGAAAACGAATAATTACAACACCTGAACCACCGTTAGTTACGGTTCCACCTGAGTATCCACAACCTGCACCGCCACCTGTGTTAGCAGTTCCAGAAGTAGGACCACCACCAGATTCAGTTCCACCGTTGCCACCACCATCTACACCACCAGTAGGTGAACCTGAACGTTGTGAACCACCACCACCACCTGCTTTATTTACTGGGTGAAAACCAACAATTCTTTTACCTATGCCACCTGAACGTGTTGCAGATGTGTTAGTTCCACCAGCACCTCCACCACCGCCACCCCAGTCGTTAGCACCGTAGTAAACGCCAGCGTTGCCGTATTGTCCTAAACCAATATTTGGTTGACCGTCAAGTCCTTGCATATATTGTGTAGCATTTGGAATAAATGTAAATGGTGCTACTTGTAAGTTAAGTAAACTTTCACCTCTATTAAAATTAACATTAACTTTAGGTTGAGTTGGGTTAGTTGTATAAGTTGGTTGAGTTGGATTACCTGGATAGTTACCAGCGTGTGAACCAGCCCCACCACCTGAACCACCTGGTTGACCGTGATTTACGAAAGTACCGTTATCGTTACGACCATTACGTCCACCACCAAGAGCAAGAATATCTCTAAAAGATGAGTTAACTCCAGGGTTAGCACCTGAACCACCTGCACCAACACTTACAGGAACTAGTCCAACAGGAACAGAAGTAATAGCGTAAACATAACCGCCACCTCCGCCACCACCTGAACCACCACCGCCAGCACCAGAAACAGAACCTTGTCCACCCCCACCACCAGCAATAACAACTACTTCAACTTCACCAGGTGTAGAAAAAGTAATACTTCCTGTAGCATTGAAAGTATGAACGGTGTAACCACCATCATAAGTAATTGTTCCTGTACTAGCAGAAGCAATAACACCATTACCAGCAGCACGAGTGCTACGAAACCCATTGTTCCTAGTTTTGTTAAACAAGTTAGCGTTGTTGTAAACTAACGCATTACTTGTTCTATTAGTGCTTAATGTTTCGCTACTTAGGAGTGCTGTCTTTAATCTATTTACAGCCATCTAAAACTCCTTAGTTGTTTTCAGCACCGAATAATTGGAATGTTAACAATGGTGTACTTGCCCAGAAATAAATTTGGTCTCCCGTTGCAAGTGTTTTACCTAATGTTAAAGTGATAGTATCAAATGATGGAACTGGTGAGTTATACACCAAGTAATCAGATTCATTCAATGTTTCACCTTTAGGAACAACAGCGATACGATAGTAACCAGTTACTGTATCTCTGGATGCAACTGAAAGAGTTGACAAAACTGCAGAGTAACCAGGTTGAACTGTGTACAAATAACCAGACCAAGAACGTTTAGCAACTGCACCAGCAAATGATGCTGCAGAAGCAATAGTACCTGACGCTGAGGTTGCGTATGAAACTGTTGTTGTAGTTGGAGTGTTAATTACACGCCAGTAACCATCAACGTTAGCAACACCAATCTGTGTTTGAATATAATCATCAGGAAGTAAACCGTGAGGTAATGATGTTGTTAATTGAACAATGTTGTTTATAGAACCTCTGTTAGTTACAGCAGCACCTGCTGCAGGTTGACGCATAACGGTACCTGTAGGTGCAACTGCAGCAGAAGTAATTGCTGCTGTAGTAATTGGGAAAGTAAATGTTGTAGTTGTTGGGATAGAAGCAACTACTGCTGTTTGGTCAACAGTTGAAGCAACACCTTGCACAACAACAATGTCACCAACAGCAAGACCGTGGTTAGTTGTGGTTGTTAATGTACAAATGTTTGATGCTGCAGCAACGTTGCTCACAGCCAAAAATGAACGTGGTGCCCCACCAGTTATCAAACCACCAGTAACTGCTGTAGAGGTCACATCAGCAGCACCTCTAGCGTAAGTTAAAGTAGTAGTAGTAGGTGCAGATGCAACCACATAACCACCATCAAAAACTGAATCAACTGCTGTTACCACAATGTGGTCACCAGCAACGTAACCGTGTGCTGTACCTGTTGTTAATGTTGCAACGTTAGATGTTAGTTGCTTGTTTGTTACTGTATTTGCTGAACGACCTGCACCAGAGTTAGCCTGAGCAAGTACGTGATATGTTGATGCCATTATTTATCCTTATTCTTGTATAGGAGGAGTGCTTGGTATTTCATAGTGTGAAATAAATTCATCTTTAACTGGGTCATAAGTATCACCTATGCCAGCATATTTTCCTCTAAAGTTATTGTTGTAAGATGTTTGAATCCAAGTACCACCTAAACCAAGTTCATTAGCAAGGTATTCTTGTCCTCTGTGTTCTTGAGAGTTATCTACAACTAACACTCTCAAAACTTTATTGTTATTATCTATCTCGGCAAAATGTGCCATTACGCACCCATCATTAAGAACACTGTAGGTGTTGGGTCAGTAACAACTGCTTGCCAAGAAGCAGTAGACCCATCTGTTTGTAAGAATTTTGTAGCATTACCTGTTTGAGTTGGTAAACCTTGAGACCATTCTAAACCAGTAGCAGTAGCACTATTAGTTGTTAAAACTAAACCATTAGCACCAGCAGCAAGATTAGTATAAACATCATTTGCAGTAGCAACTAACAAATCACCTTTAGCATTAAAAGTAGTTAAATCAACGCTGAAGTTAACAGATATAACAATCCAACTTGTGCCATTATAAACCTTCATAGCATTAATACTTGTATTGTAATACTGTTGACCAGCAATTAAAGCGTTACCTTCATTATCTAATGTTGGGTCAGATGATTTATTACCTAAAAAGATAGCCAAAACTTGTGAAGCAGCAGCAGCAGGAGCAGCATTACGAAAATCCTCAGCAATAGCCATGTGACGAACTTTAGAACCAGCAGTATGAGTTTTAGCAGTAGAACTATCGTGAGCACGAACAATAGTTAAAACACTACCAGCAACACCAGTAACTTTAACAATTTCTTCATTAGAAGTATCAGGTTCGATAACAACAATGAAATCATCATTAGCATTAATACTTGCTGAGTTAATACCACCAAGTAAACCACTAATGTTATTAACAACCATGCTGGTTGCAGATGGAGATATATTAGCGGTTAGGCTTGTCTCCGAAGATATACTAGACCATTTTCTTGTCATTTATTTTCCTTATACTGTGTAATGGACTCGGACTGGATATTTTCCATTTAACTTAGCCGACTCTTCTTGTAAACGTTGTTGATATAAACCAAACAAATATCTTGCAGTTGAAGTACCAGCACCAAAAGGTCTAGTAGTATCATTAACATCTGCTTCAGGTGCAACATAATTCAAACGACCTGGGTCAACAAAGGACACCATTCTATAAGCAGCACCATACACAACTAAATCCCTACAAGACTCAGGTAAACCAGTAACTGATGTAAACACATCACCAGAAGCAGACAAAGCGGTAGGTTCCTTACTGTAAACAACTTGAACAGTGCGACCTGGAACAATTCCCTCATTGATAGTAATAGAATTACCGTTAACAAAATCTGTTGTATTAGCCATTGGGTCATGTCTCCAGCGTCTAACTGGAATCCATTCCTGGCTTGAACCAATAGAATCCCAAGAAACAGCAAGAATAGTTTCTGCTGCAGTTGGTAATTGATAAGTATTTTGTGAAGCATTAAAAGTAAAAGTAGTTGATGCTACACCATAAATATTAGGATAAATAGCACGAAGAGTATCATTAATTGCACGTTTAACAGAAATTTTAGGAAAAGTTGGGGCAACGGTAACTCTTTCATTTAATGCGTGTGATGCTGCAGTAGAACCACGGAAACCACGACCATAAGGGGAAATAACAGCCTCACCACTACTACGGTCAACAGAGTTAACGTGAATTAATTCTTCTCCAATTTCAATAATACCTTTACCAATGTTTTCACCACTAGCAAGAGAAAGGGTTAGTGCTGAGTTATTTACAGCAGCAGTTAAATGCGTAGAACGGTCTTGACGCATACTGAAACCTTCAAGGTTTATTAAAACTTCTTCAATCATTTCATTATATGTAGTCATTTATTTCTTCTTTCTTGAGACAGCCATATTGTCAATCAAATTAGGATAAGGACGACCTGCAGCCTTAGCACGAGCCTTAGCAGCAGACTTCTTAGCAGGTGTTAACTTTGTTGATTTCTTCTTAGGGTTTTTAGTTTCCCAAACAGGTTTCTTTTTCATCCGCAATTACAATCCCATGCTCTAAGTGATTTATTTATACGTGAATTAGGGTCACGTGCCGTTTTAGAAGAAGTACGTTTAGACTTCATACCACACATACGACTGCAAAAAGATTTACGTCTCGCTGCAGACTTAGGTGATTTTTTGGCTTCACCTGCTTTGACAGGAGGTTTAAGATTGCCACCAGTTGCCTTATTGTATGAGGCACGACCTTTAGCATTCAACCCACCTTTAGGGTTCTTTCCTTCTTTACGTGTCCAAGCAGGTGATTTAGCCATAGTTATTTTTTATTCTTTTTCTTACCACTACCTGCAATGGCAGCAACAGAACCAAGTCCAGCAGTAGTTTTAACACCAGCATATGAACGAGGTGGAACATTTTTAGCAGCAGCAGTCTTAGCAGCAGCAATACCTTTTTTGGTTTTACTTGCAGCAGATGCAGCCTTAGCAGCAGCACCAATCAACTTTGAACCAGCAGCCACAGAAGCAATACCTGCTCCGCCAACAACTGATGCACCAATACCTGCAACTAAACCTGCAGCACTTTTGGCTTGTGTGCCATAATATGCACGGCGTTCAGCAGGAGCCATAGCCTTAACACGTTTGTTCAAATTCTCTTGTTGAGTTTTTAACATCTGTGGACCTTGGCGATAATCGTTCATGCGTTGACCAGCATTGTTATTGAATGCTTTAACAGTCTTAGCCTCTGGAGAAACTCTTTTAGTGCTTCTAGTAGGACCAGACATAACTTGTGCTCTACTGGTTCCCATAACTCCACCAACAGGTTGACCTACACCTTTAGCGGAAGAACCCAGAGCCTTAGATAATCTTCTTTGACCATACATACGGCGAAGACCTTCTTGGAATTCTGCACTCTTATTAGAGGAAGCAGAACCAAGAGCCTTGGTCATACCCATCTTTTTAATCTGGTCAATAGTTTTTTGAGAAACTTTAATCTTTGCCATTATTTTGGATTTTCGCTTCCTTGACGTGGCATAGGAGGAACTTCTACACCTTTATTGTTTTGAGCAGGATTAGGACCTTTAATGGCACCCATCTCATGTTCAAAATTTATATAATTACATCCACAAGTTGCACACATGTTATTTCTTCTTTCCTGTTTTTTTCATCTTAGTCATTGATTTTTTCTTAACATCCATTTTTTTCATGTCCATCATTTTTTTGTTTTTAGGCATTTTTTTACCGTACATCATTTTATGCTCCGTATGCTTTTCCAGTTTTGTTTGATATATCCATTGCCTTACGTATCTTCGCTGTACTAGTGCCATCAGGTTGAATACCTTGTGACCTAGCCGTGCGATATAACGCAAGTTCTTTATCCCACTTTTTTGCACTCATCGTTAAACGAGAGTTTGCTTCACCTGGATTAAGGTCAAGTGTTGAAGCCTTACAACCAAAACATCCCTCAACAAACTCAGGATGTGTACGTTCTCTATGTAAACTCATTTCGTACCTAAAATCTTTTCAATTCTTTCAATAGCATCTTTAACAGATGAACCACCATTATTACTCAACTCACCGTCAAGTCTATTAAGTCTTTCCATCACACCAGGCACACGTGCTCTACCAGGGGATGCTTCTTCGCCTTCCCAATCTCGGCGAAACTTCTCCAACCAAGTCATCATTGATTTCATCGCTTTCAATGGACGAGCAATCGCAAAAGAAACAGAAACAATCGCACTTGCAATCGCACCTGCTACAAGAATCGTTTCCATTATGTGAAGTTACCTTCTGTAATACCGAGACCAGCCGCAAGAAGAGCGGACTTTTCACCTTCGGTGACCTCATATTCGTGACCACCTTGGTAAACAAAAGTAGCAGCAAGGAACTCATCAAGAGACGGTGTACGAACGCGAGTGTAAGTTGCACCATTCTTAACAATAGATTCCCCTCTTTTAATTTTGTATCTATAAAATAAACGCCCCCCACCTGCAGGACCTTCATCAACTGTTGGTGGTCTAAAAATAGGCAATTTATTTTCTCCTTAATAAGTAAAGCCCCCAGTTGCCCAGGGGCTTTAAATTTGACTTGAATCTAATTACGCAGCGTTAATGCTGGATGAAGATTCAATTCTGTATAGAGATGCTTCGCGGTAGCGAGCAAACCCTAACATACCGTACCATCCTAGAGGACGGAAACGCATCAACTTGTCGGTAACAGGACCAGCAACTACGTGTGGTTCTTCTGCTACTGCTTCAGCCAATGCTTGTTGTCCTGCAAGTAGTGTACGGAATACACGAGCAGATGATGCACCGTCTGTTGCGTTCTTTAGACGTGGTGATTCGATGAAGTATGCTCCTTCGAATTGTCCAATTTCGCCAGCCCAGATGTTATCATTTGAGTTGTATTCGTGTGGAAGTCTCCAAGAAGCGGAGCCAGTTTCTTCACGAAGGTCATGTGCTACTTCTGGATGTAGTGCACACCAGAATAGATTTCCCTTACGTGGAACTGCTTTTCCTGCACGCAATTTAGAAACTGCGAAACGAATATCTTCAGCCTTGATGGTGTTTGTAGCATCAATTTGGTTACGTGCGGTTGGACGTGTTGCGTCTGAACCTTTTGCGTAACGGATGTTTGTTCCACCAACAAGTGCTGTTTGAACAACTTCATCAATGCTATCTGCCATGTTGTAGGCAAGGATATTTGCAATACCTGGGTCAACATCAGTTAATGATGTTAATTGCAGTTTGCGTGTTACTAAAGCAACGTTACCGTATTCGTTTAGAGTAACTGAAACTGAAGTAGTAGAAGGAATTCCTACTGCATCTGGGTCAGTTGTTTCTGTTAATGCGGTTGTTGCTTGTGCCAAGTCATTGTAAATTTGGAAAGTTACAGATGTACCTGGGGATGTTACGTTAACTGGACGCTTGTCCGCTACGGAGCGAAGCATCGGTTGTGAACGTAACGCGAATTCTACTAACTTATCGTAGGCTGATACTACAAGAGAAGTACCGAGCGAACCAGCGTCAGTAGAGGTATATACGTTAGGCATTTTACCTTTTCCTTATTTGATTGTTTTTATGAGCCGTATCCACCACCAGCAGCGTGAATCATGGCAATAAGTTCTTCTTCACTTGCGTTCTGAATTCTTAATGACATGTCATCTGCATTAGATGGTGTTTGAGCGTTCGCAGTAACATTGTCAATTGAACGAAGAGTAGATAAATCTACTTTTGGTTCATCTGCTTTATTAACTGCTAATCCAAAGACATCGGCATTTTCATCAATCCAATTACTGATAACTTCGGGTGAAGTTTCAATATCTGAAGGAATGAATTTTGCTATCTTTTGATTAACGCCCTTGGTTTCAAGGACTGATTTGATTGTGGCTTCGCGTTGTGACGCTCTAACGGAACCTAGTTGTGTTTCTAGTTCTGTAAGTGCTCTTGTCTTATTCTTCAACTCCTTACGAAGTTGTTTTAATAAGTCACTTTCGCTTGGTTGCCGACCAGTTTCTTCGAAATCGAAGTCTTCGTCATCTTGCCAGTTTTCTTGATAATTGTTGCTCATCGCAACGGTCTCCCTATCTGTTGTAGTTTTCGTAAGCCTCAACGACATTCGGGGAAATGTTATTGGCTCTTACTACCAGACTTGATACTCTCGTAGGGGCTGGTGGGTCCTACTGAGGGTCTATTTACAACTGCCCAGCAGTTGATTTCTGTGTAAGAGAAACTGTAGAAATACCAGTTGCACCACTAAAGGCGGCTCTCTCTTTTTCTTGTAACTTCTTACGTCTTTGAGATGCTAAACCAAAGAAGGCTTCTTGTTTAAGTTCTTCATCAGTCTTAGGTGTTATTGCAGCAGGAACTGCTGTTTCAGAAACCGTTGTAGGTTGAGCACCATAAATCTGTGTAAGTCTTTCAGTTTCTGCTTGAGTTTCAGCAAGAGTACTAAATCCTTGTTTAGCCAATCCGTAAACATCAGTAACACCAGATGCTGCGGCTTGTTTCTGTAATTCTTCAATTGCTGCCTCACCAACAGTAACACCAGCAAATTGTGCACCTGCACGTAATTGTGCTTTCTGTAATGTTTTCTGTAATGTATTAGCAGCCTGGTTACCACCAAGAATTGCTAAAGCAACTTGTTGTTTTTGAATTGTTGGGTCAGTAACACCATATTGATTAAAGTACTGATTAATGTTTTGTTTTAATGTTGCATCTGCATTATCAATTTTATTGAATACGTTAACAATTCTATCTTGTGCTTCATTCAAAGACACATCTCCACCAATAAGTGCAGCGTAAGTATCTTTGTTATCTAAAGCATCTAGACCGTTATCTTTCAATAATTGTCTGTAATCTCTTTCAGCATTTAAGTAACCAGCCATATCAAGTTGCTGTAAACCTTTTTGACGGCGTGCTTCATTACCTATGAATCTTTGTTTATAAACATCTGTTTGCTCTAAAAGAGTAGGTGCAACACTAGGACTAATATCTTGTGTAATATATCCTTGAATAATAGGTACGAATTCAGGTAAACCTAAATTTGTAAGTTCAGTTTTTAAAACTTCAAAAGCATCAATACGATTTTGGCGTGCAGTTGCTGCTGCTCGTTCTGCTGCAGCATTATTTGATGCTGATTGTTTTTCATATAAATCTAGTAATGCTAGATACTCTGGAGTTTGAGTAGGGTCAACAACAGGGGGAATAACAGGAGGAGCCTTTGGAGTTTTTGGAGTTTTAGGAGCCCGTATCTGTTGAATCTTTTGAGTAGTCTCAGCAACTCTTTGAGTACGTTGTTGTTGAGCAGCCTTATTGGCAGCAACTGCTTGCTGTGTTTTAGAAGGTTTTGGTGGTCTAGCCATTAAACATTACTCCTTGTTGCTGCTGATTTAATAGGTGAAATCATTGCGTTAACTTCATTTAAAGCATTATTAGTTTTTGCATACAAAGGATTACTTTTCATTCTCTTACGAAAATCACCAATGTTTTCAGCAGATTGACCACTAATGGCTTGAACAATATCTGGGTCTTTCAAATCCAAAGTTGAAGGATTCATTTCTAAAAGATTTGCTTTTTCTGCAATATAGGTACTAGCAATATCAATAACATTTAAACCTGCGTCAATAAAGTTACCCAAACCTGGGTACAACACTTTAGACATTGTTCTAATTTTTGCATAAATAGAATCCAAAGCAGCAGTCCCACCAGTAATAGCAGCAACTGCGTTTTTTCTAACCTCAGAATCAGGAAGAGTAATACCATGGTCTCTTGCAAACTTAGCAATATTTGCTTGATTAGTAGCAATAGTTCCACCAACAACTTTAGGGTCACCAGCATTCAAATACCTTGCTACATAACCTAAAGCGAGTTGTTGTTTCTCTAAATCACTAACACCACTAATAGTTGTTTGAACAGTTCTACCATTAGATGTAGTTGTTACTTGCCTAGTTGGTCTTGTCTTTTCTAAATTAGTTAACTTCTTGTAATAATCTCTAAATTCTTTTTCAGCAAAACTTGCGGCAGGACCAAGTGTGTCTCTGAATAGTTGTTGAAATTCAAATCTAGCATTTTCTTCGCTAGTAATAGAAGGGTAAGCAGCAGTAGAAGTGCCACCACCTTGGGTTGCTCTTTCAGCAGCAAAAGTATTTAAATCAGGAGAATTAGAATTGAATAAATCTCTAACAAAGTTATTCCAATAACCAATAGCAGCCTGGTCACTTTTACCAGTATATCCAGACATTTGTTTTAATGTTTGATATTTACCACTATAATTACTAATTCTAACCTTATTAATATAATCCATGGCTTGAACTAAAGTCATTGGCATGCCATCAACTATTCTAGTTCCACCTGAACTAACAGTTGGATTTATATTTTGTGCTTGATTAAGCCATTTGCTTTTAAATCCACTTTGACCAGTGCCGCCAGTATTAGTATTATTATTTTCAACCATTAATCCACAGACTCCAGTTTATCTTGTTCTAAGAACCTGTTATACCAAGATGAAAATTGAGTATCTTGTTTTTTAAGTTCACTAGTATATTGTTCCCATGCCTCTAATAAGGCTTTATTAGAAGTAGCAGTAATGCTTTTGCTTCCACCAAAACTTTCACGATTCTTCAACTCAGCAATTAAATCATCACGTGAAGCCATATAATCACGCATCAAAGCCCAAGCAGTTGAATCGTTTTCTCTTATAAATTTTTCATCTGAAATAATCGCATCAATTGCTTTAATGTTATTTTTCCAGGCACCCATTTCGTACACATCAAAATCGTTAGCCCAATTTTTATTATTGGCTCTCAGTTCAGCAATGAAACCTTTTTTAATCTCGGCATATGGTTGACCAGCATTACTTGACAAAGAAGTAATACCTGCTTTTTCAAGTTCAGCATCAAAACCATCCATGAACTTATTAAATTCAATCCAACCAGAAACCACATCTTGACGTTTAATAGCATCAACAGGTGAAAGTTTTTTACGATACTTATCGTTACTTCCAGGGATAATATCTGTTGTTAATTGCCAAACATATGATGCTTTGTCAAAATCACGTTCAACACCATCATTGCTAATGAGTTGAACAAGTTCAGGACTATAACCTGCAACATCACTTACAAGTTCACTGTTTTTCTTTAAACGGCGAACAGATTCTGGGCTTGCATCAGAACCAGCAATATTCTTAGTACCAGAAAGTGCTAGAACAAAGTACTCTGGGTATCTTTCGTAGAAACGTTCTTGTGCACTTTTGCCCTGAGCATCAGTACCAGTCTGTTGTTCTTTACGCCATTCCTGAATATAAAATTCGTACTCTGAACGATATTGTGGAATAACTGGAAGAGTAGCGTTAGTTAAGAAACGAAGAAGATAAAACGCACTAGTCCTTTTATTTATTTCTTCAAAAGTAGGTTCAGTTTCACGTTTACCATCTCTGTAACGTTGCATTTCAACAGCGTACAAATCAGTTAAACTATTTGCGTATTCTTTAGAAGCAGGACCTCTAGTACCAGCAATTACACGTTTAAGAGTTGCTGGGAATACTAAATCCCAAGACCCTGGTTCAGTTGAAGGACCATTCTGTAAAACTAAATCAAATAATTCTTTAGCAGGAACTGGAACACCAAATTTTTCAGATGCAGCATAATTAATATCTGGATTGTTCTTTAATACTTGTGAAACAGCAACTTGAAGTATTGGACCTGCACCTGGGTTCCACCAAGGGTCGCCAGCAAGCACAAGGTTAAAGCCACGTTTAGGGAAACGCATAACAGCATCTTTACCTACAACTTCTTCAAACCATTTAGGTAATATTCTTGATGCTTGAAAAGTAATATAACTATCACCAGTAATAGGGTCTGTTTCTTGGAACCCTGCTTTTTCAGGAGCATTCCAAATCTGTAAAGCACGACCAACTATTTGAGGATTTTCAAAACCAATTCTTCCCCAAGTTCTAACAGTATTTAATTGTGCTTGGATAAATGGGGAAAAGAATGCAAATACTGAAGCAAAGTTTGAGTATCTTTGAATTGTGTATAAAGTATTATTAGTTTCTTTCATGGCAACACGATGTGCATTCGCCACAAACATATCTGCAACTTTATTGAAATCGTCTTGTGTTTTAATAGCACCACGAGCAATTGCTTGGTCTACCTGTTGTGATACTGCACGATTATACACAGCATTGTAGAAAGGGTGACGAACTAAAGTATCTTCAGGTAAAGCACCAATGTATTTAAATATCTTATTAACAGTTTGCTTATAAGAAGTCATGAATCTTTTTTGAGATTCTGCCGCTAATAAACCACCATTGATTGGGATTAAATCAGTTCTATTTTCTAAAACTTTTCTAATCTCTGCAGTTGAAACAGTCTTTTCAGATAGTTTACGTCTAAGTTGAGCATCTGGAAATGCTTGCTTCATATATAAAGCAAGTTTAACTAAATGAACTCTTACCTCTTCAGCATCTTTCCAGTTAACACCAGAGTCAATTAAATCTTTACGAAGTTTTTCAATATTAACATTCTTGTCAATAAATTTAATATTGTTATCAAGTCTGCCTCTATTTGCTGCTCTAACAATAGAAGCAACTATACTTTCTGGGTTAACAGAACGCATAAGTAAACGTGCTGCTTCATCATTCTTGTACACTCTTGCAGAATCAGCAACAGCAGAAAAATAGTTTTCATTCCAATTGCCATTGATGTCTTTAGGTGCAATACGGGAAACACCCATATTAACATAATTTTTACGAGAGAACTCTTCACCAATAGCCATTGGGTTAGATAGTTCTAAAGATGTTTTACGTTGTGCACTTGAAGCATCCATAGCGTATTCACCAATGTTGCCTTCGAAAGCACCTTGGAATTTAATACCATTATGAACAACTGCTTTTTGACCTAAACGATAACGGTTACCTTTGATACCTTTACGTTCAGCAGATTTAACATAGTTATCAATGTTCTGTTCTGCTTTAGCAATTGATGATTCAATTAATTGTAAACGATTATCTATTTCTTTAATTTTATCGTTATATCTTTGTTTAGCAGCCTTTTGAGTTACTTTGTTTAAACTTTTAACGGTTTCTTTACGTGCAGCCAAAGCAACTCTTTTATCTGCTTGGAATAAACGTATTTCACCTTTTTGAACATCAATCATTTCTTGCCAGGTACCAATTACTCTTGGAACACCAGGTCCAGCCTTGGATACAACTAAACCTTTATCAGCGTTAATCATATCTAATTTATTTTTAACAGAGGCTAATCTGTTTCTAGTGAAGTTAGAAATACCTTCAACTGGTCTGGCATAGTTCATGAAACCATTCATGTAAGCCATAGCACGAAGACTACCTTCACCAACGTTACGTTGTGGGTAACCTAAACGCATAAGCGTTGCTGGTCTCCAGAATGAATCAAATAAAGTATAAGCAGAGTTCAATGCATCAGTTGTGTATGCATAACCCTTTTTGATTAAATTACCATGCTCATCAGCAATCTTTTGAAAAAGTCTGATATCAATCATTGGTAAAGCATCAGGAAGTTGGGAAGATACAAAAGGTACAAAAACTTTACGTCCCTCTTCGTCAAAGAAGAAGCCTTTTTCTCTAGCCATTGTTAAAGTACTATTACGTCTTCTAACAGTTTCTTGATAAATTACATCACCAAGGTTATTTAACTTATCTGCTGGAACGTCAGTAAAATCTCTCATTATTTTAGATTTAGTTCTTGCATCTAAAGTTTCATTGAATCCTTTAGCGATAACAATATCTGTTAAGGCTTTACGTTCAATAAGTTCAGCAATCTGTGCACGTTCAGCATCAGTTTTTGCAGCAACGTATTTATTTATGAATCTACGTTTTAATTCCTGTCCTGGCTTATTAGCCCAAGGTTTAACTTGGTCCATGAACGCAATAAGTTCATCAGAAGAACCAGTAGAATTAATACCTTTAGTTGTTATCCAACCAGATGGGCGTTGACGACCACCCCAAGTCATTACACGCATAATGCCATGAAATGGTGTTAATTGGAAATCGTCAGCAATCCAACCAAGACCTCTTTGCTGTGCAGCAGAACGACCAAACGCTGCTCTTAAACTTTCAGTTGCACCAAATCTGGTAGCACCACCTGAGTAAGAGAAAACATTCTGTTTTGCTAATTCTAATGCTTGAGCAAACAGTTCATCTTTCTTTAACACACCTTTGAATTCACCAAGGTGAGCATTTAGTTCATCAGGTGAGTTTAATAGTTCAGCATTAATGTCACGACCAGGACGTAATTTATCAATTTTACGTTGTTGGCGTTTAATAACTGCAGCAACATCAGCATTGTTTGCTGATTTTTCTAACAACTTAACAGAAGCATCATCACCAAGGACTGCTTTTAATACAGTCTTGCCAACTTCTTTATCTGTAATGTTACCGAAAACTGAAGCGAGAAGTTCAGGATTGGATGAGCGTCTTACTGTTTTATTTTTTAGTAACGCTGCGGCATCCATATCAGGTCTGACAACTTCATCAAGGAACCTGTCCCAACCACCTTTGGTTACAGCCTTACTGATTTCTTCTGCAGTTTTAGGTAAACGTTGTTCAATTAAACCTGGGATATCTAACTTACCAACTTTAGCACCAACACGTGCTACTTTGATAGCCTTACCACCAATAACTAGTGGGTCAGCAAACCAGGTTACAACAGCGTCAACAGAACCAGATGCTAATTTACCAACAATTTCAGTTTCAAATGCTTGCTTACGTTGTTGTTCATCATAGATGTTGAAATCTTTTTTAAACATTGTTGGTGTTTTATCACCAAGAATTTGGGCAGCACCACGGATAGCAGTAAGAGGAGAAGGTAAATCAGAAGCAGCAAGGAATGCTTGCCCTGGGCTAATGTCTTTAGATTTTTCGTAAGTCTTTCGAATATCTGTTAATTGAATACCATCTTTATATTCAGGATTATCAACGTCAGTTAAAAGACCTGCTGTGCTAACGCCTCTACCAATTTTTTCGGCAACGTTAGTATAGCCTCTAAGGAAATTGCCAAAACCATCAGTTAATGACTTTCCAAAATCGTTTAATAAACTCATTGACCATATTCTTTAGTTAAAAGTGTACGTACTTCTTCATGTTGTTCATCTGTTAAATCATTGATGTGTGCGAGTCCCCAAGCAACACCAGCGTAATTATAGTCCTCTTGAAATGCTTCAAGATATTTAGAAAATTGTAAAGCCCAACGAGGTGTATCCATTTTACAAACTTTCTAAATGTTTAGTAAATGTCCTAAAAGTTGCAGGAGTGCCTTCCATGTTTGCAACGTTTCTAAAAATTGGAAGATATGAAGATAACTTCATTAGGTCTTGTTTTTGCTCAGAATCTGGTTGACCAGTACCCATAGGTAAACCAATATCTGTTGGTCTTAAACCTTCACCAAAAGACATACCATTAGTAATTGCTTCTTCTGGTCTTTGAGTTGGGTCAGTTAAAGAACCAAGTTTTTCTTTACCAGCAGTAGATGTAGGAGAAACGTTAATGCTTAAATTTCTAACAGGTTCTGATTTTGCAATAGGTGCACCAGACATCTGTTGTTGCATTGCTTTACGTTCACCATATCCTCCACCTGAAGGAATGTTTTCTTTCGCATTATTCTCAACTGCTTTACGTTTAGATAATGCACCTGGTGGTGAAACTACAGCACCATTAGTAGGTTTTTGATATCCGCCTCTTGGCATAGTTTATCCTTGTATTTGAGTTAAGATTGACGCTAAATCAATTGGTTGTTGTTGTTGTTCCTGGGGAGCCCCTGAAGGTGCTGCTGGAGCCGAGGGGACGGGTTGCTCAACAGGAGCAGGTGAGGTTCCTCCAGGGGCAAATTGTGGGGCTGGGGCAGGTGCAGGAGCGGGAGCAGGGGCAAATATTTTACTTACTGCTTCCTCTATTGCTGTACCTTTTTGTCTTTCTTTTATAACCTCAGCCATTTTCATTGCTAAATCTGAAGCATCCTGACCTTGTGCAGTCATTTGTGGAATTGCTTGTGCTAGTTGTGACATTGCAGCGTTCAAATTGTCACGCATACGTTGAACATCAATCTGTTGTTGTTCACCTGTAACGTTCATTGACCAAGGCAGTTCACGCATTACAAAATCTCTAGATACTAAATCAGCACCTAATGCTTGTAGTGAGAATATTAAAGCACGTGATGGGTCAAGTCCTGCCATTAGACCGTAACGTACTTGAATGTTGTTATCCCCGTTGATATCTTTTCCAGGGATGTAAGTCAATTCATAAGGGGAACCATTTCGTTCACCATAGATTGATTTTTCAAAATTGAATAATGTTTCATCAATTCTGAATGCAAGACTTAATACATCTTCAAAGGTGTCAGCAAGTATTTGTTGACCTGTTTTAACTTGTGTATCGAAAGCACCTAATAATGCTTGAACACCTTGACCTGTAACTATGGAAGCATCTAGAACACCTGAACGTCCTTCAGGATATCTGGAACCTAGACGCATTTCGCGTTGTAATATTTCGGATTGTGTGAATACTCCTGGTGGTAAATCCATACCAACTTTACGAATATTCTGTGGTTGTGAAGTTCTTAGAACAGCATCTGGACCGAAAGCGAATTCTTGTACATCGTTAGGTACAGCAAGTGGTGCGTTAACAGATTTTTCTGCAGCATCCATTGCAAGGTAAGCAAAACGTGCACGTGCTATTTGTACCCATAGAACATCATCGAACTGTCCACGTGGTTCATCATCAATACCTGGTTTAATTGCTACACGTACCATCAGTTCACCCATTGGGTTTTCTGTTTGGCGTAGAACAAAGTTACCTTTAGTTGGTAAGAATAAAACTACTTGGTCAGCGTCTTCGTATCGAATCATTTCGATTGGTGCATTGTAATCAACTGTTGCAGAGTTAGTTCCTGCAAGAATTGCACCTTGGTACTCTGGGAACTCGGCAATGAGTTCACCAACGCTTTTCATGTAACGCTTAGAGAAAGAAATAAGTCTTTTAAATCTGTCAAACTCTGGGTATGAACCCATTGGGTTTTCAATACGTATGAAAGGTAAACCAGATTCTTCGTTAGGTTCAACAATGAATGGTAGGAAACCATAAGTGCCGTACCAGTCTGCACCTGTGTACATTTGGGTTTGTAGACGTGATGTTTGAATGTAGTTATTTGCTATAAGTGTTCTGGTGTCAGCGTTCTTTTTAGCCCTATCACCATTGTTGCGTGAAATGCAGTTGAATGATGGAAGAGGTGCTAGTACTTCGGCAACGTCACGTGCAGCAACATCAACAAAGTTGGCAACCATTGCTTT